CAATTCCAAGTGCATTTACCAATGTACCTGCCGCAGCTTATGTAACTGCTCAAACTATCAATGGCGTTTATAATAAGCGTAAGCATTTAGGATTTGATTTCGACTTTGCATTGACTGACAATGCTAACTATTTAAAGCCACTTCCTAAGACAAACGCAACTGTTGGAAGCAACGTAGTATTCTTATTGTCTAACTGTAATGAAGATAGCTCATTAGGAGGTAATGCAATTGACTTAACAACTTCAACTTCTATTGATTCTCGTAAATTCATCGTTCCTTTCCAAGGCGGTGCTGATGGTATTCAACCAAACCGTAGAATTTTAGTTGGATCTGATATTGTCGGAGCAAATACTCAAGGATATGATTTAGCATCATCATCAGCTAATGACTATTCAGTATATAAAAATGCTATTGACGCAGTATCTAACCCAGACGAATTAGATATTAATATGTTAGTTATGCCAGGTGTTATTCAGCAATATCACTCAGCTGTAATTGACTATGCTGCTAATATGTGTCTTGACAGAGCAGATACTTTCTTAGTATTTGATTGTGTTGGATTGACAGCAAATATCGCAGCTGCCGTATCTGAAATGGAAGCATTTGATAACAATTATGCAGCTACTTATTATCCTTGGGTAAAAATTGTAGACTCTAATATCAATAAACCATTATGGGTTCCACCTTCAGTAGTTATTCCTGGAGTATTGGCATTCAATGACCGAGTTGCTGCTGAATGGTATGCACCTGCAGGTTTAAATCGTGGTGGTTTGACTAATGTATTGGACGCTTATACTCGTTTAACTCACGCTGAGCGTGACACGTTGTATGAAGGTCGTATTAACCCTATCGCAACATTCCCTGCTCAAGGCGTATGTGTTTGGGGTCAAAAGACACTTCAAGCTAAACCATCTGCATTGGATAGAATCAATGTTCGTCGTTTGTTAATCGCTGTTAAGAAGTATATTGCTTCTGCAACTAAATACCTTGTATTTGAAAATAATACAGCTGCGACTCGTAACCGTTTCTTAAATATCGTTAATCCATATTTAGAATCAGTTCAACAACGTCAAGGTTTGTATGGATTTAAAGTGGTAATGGATGAGACAAATAACACTCCAGACATTATCGATCGTAACATTATGTATGGTCAGATTTTCTTGCAACCTGCTAAGACCGCTGAATTCATTATTATTGACTTCAACATCTTACCAACAGGAGCAGCATTCCCTGGAGCATAATTAAAACTCTAATAAATGGAAAGGGGCTAGAAATAGTCCCTTTTCTTTTGTTTTTACGTTTTTGGATATTTATTAATAAATTGTAATACTAATGAATAGAACTACGTTAAATAAATTAATACGGGAGGCTATTGTAGAAGTACTGACAGAAGCGGAAGGAATTCCGGCTTTTACATTAAAAACTACATCACAGTATAATTTATTCGTATGTGAGATATTAGGTCAATTGTCTGATGGTGCTTGGGAAAATGCAAAGCCAGAAGACCATTGGGAAGCCTGGCACGAAGCTGATATAAAAATTGGCCAGAATGACGGATATGAAAATTTTACTCCAAAGCGTCAAGGATATTATTTAGATACTCTTATAAAATATGTCGGAGCTAGAATGTTAATATATGGCGCTGCTGGTCAGTCTAAAGTTAATTTAGCCCCAGGCGGCCAAAGATCATTATTATCTAATGCGCTAGAAGAATTTTTTGTTTCAGGTGGAATGCAAGTACCTGCAGATCTTATTAATAAAGTAAAGTCTACAGAATTAGCATCATTTGAAAAAGTATTTTTAGACGCGGCTGAGGCTAATCCATCATATATGAAAAAGTATGCTGATGAATATTCTAGAAATAAAAATATATTCAGTTCCGTATATAATACAATAAAAAGTGGGGCATATGGCACGGGTAACTTAAAAAGTGATCTAAACCAAATATCTATGTCAATGTCAAAAGATATATCAAACAATATAAAGACACAACCTAAGGACAATGAAATTGAATAACTTACGAACGCTTATATACGAGGAAGTACGTAAAGCATTAAAAGAAGATACTTTAGGTGCTATAGCTCCTATCGATAAAAATAAAACTATACAAATTGCTAAAATGGTTGCAGATGCTATATCAAAAACAGATGGTGTCAAGGCTACCGTTAATATGCGTACATTGGAACCTGCTTCTTTTGATATTGATTTGCCAAATGACGAAACTGCCGGAGGTTCATATAATTTATATGCCGACGGATCTATTAGGAATATGGCACTTCCAGAGACTCCAATATATGGAAATTGGAAAACAGATAACGCTGCAAAGATGGCTGTTATTATTAAAGGATTATCAGAGTCGAAATCTTTACAAATTCGTGAAGCTCAGACTAAATACTTAAAAAGAATTAGTAAATAATACAATGTCGTAAGATCATTGTTTTTCTCAAATACCGATATTTATATTAAAGAAATTATTTTAAACCAATACGTACAATGGCTGAATTATTAGACCCAACCGAAATAATGTTTACCGCTTTCGAACCGAAAGTAGCGAACCGCTTTATTATGTACATCGAAGGTATCCCTGCCTACTTAATCAAAGCAGCAGGTCGTCCAGGTATCACTTTCGGTGACGTAGTATTAGATCACATTAATATTGAAAGAAAATTAAAAGGAAAAGGACGTTGGAATGACGTTTCTGTAACTCTTTATGATCCTGTAGTTCCTTCAGCTGCTCAAGCTGTTATGGAGTGGGTTCGTTTATCTCACGAATCAGTAACTGGTCGTGATGGATATTCTGACTTCTATAAAAAGGATATCACTTTCAATGCTTTAGGACCTGTAGGAGATAAAGTTGAAGAATGGACTCTTAAAGGAGCGTATATTGGAGATGCAGCGTTTGGTGACTTTGATTGGTCGACTGAAGATGCTATTAATATTACGTTAACTTTGAAATACGACTACGCTATCCTTCAATTCTAAATTAGGATTAACTATTCATAACTTGGAAAGGGCCATAAAATTTATGGCCTTTTTTCATGTTTAGATATTTATATTAAAGAAATACTACGATGAATAAATCTACCTTAAATAAAATTATTGCGGAAGAGGTTAAATCAATTATGTCCGAATTAACGGAAGGAAATGCTGGCCGTGATATCAAACCAGGAGAATTTATTAAAACTCAATACGATAGTTACTATCAGCGTGTAGATGGAAACGTAGGAGGCCATCCAGCATTTGTGTTTGTTGAGCCAAAAAATGGAAAATTAAACGTTGGTAAAAAGAAAACGGGATTACATAGCTCCACAGAATATACAAAAGTAGTTGATATTCATAAAGAATTGAACGTTAAAAATGTATTAAACAAAAATCTTTCCCCAATTGAAAAAGAACAAGTATTGGGTCTTGTTAAAGCTAAGAAAAGACAAGAAGAATTAATTAAGAAAGGATATGTTTTAGGTAAAGATTTTACTGTAGTTCAAGATCCTAAAAATAAAAAGATGTATAATATTTCTCCTATAACAAATGAAGCTGCAGTTACCGAAGCCTCAGATATGAATGATCCAGTTTTAATGGCTTTCAGAGCTGCTAGAGATGAACGAAAAAAGAAATTAGCTATACCAAAGCCAAAGCGTAGACCTCTTTATGGTAAAGATAGAGAAAAGGCCGAAGACCAATTATGGGATATTAGTCTAGATCTTAAAGACTTATATGATGAGAGAGGTCAAATGTTAATTGATATGGAGCAAGAGGCTGAAGTTGAAGGAGGTCCAATTGCCGATCGATATGGCAATGAATTAAATAAAATCGAAACTCAGATTCAAAAATTAATTGCTAAAAGAAATCAATTAGAGATAAGATTGGCAGAATCTTTAGAATTAAATAAAGACGCTGTAAACGAAGGCGTAATGTCAGATATTGACTTAATGGCTAAAGAATCTAAAGATTTTAAAGAATTCGTAAAAGAATTTAAAAAAGAGTATTCTGACTTAACTGACGCTGGAGAAATTAAAGAATTAGAAGCATGGCTTCAAACCGTATACGATAGTGCAGTTGAAGATATGACCGAAAGTGTTATTACAGAAGCTGAAATAATACCGACAGGCCCAGATGGACAAAAAATTGAAGATCCACAAATTATCAAAAACTTAAACATGGCTCTTAAGTCAGTAAGTACTTCACTTCGTCCAAAAATTATACAAATGATTGAAGATCCTGATGCCGCAAAAGAGTTAAAGGGAAATGCCCCTAAAGCTGCTTTATTAGGAGCTATTGCAATCGCATTTGGAATTACTGAGCAAGACTTCAGTCAGATAGTATCTAAAATCAAAGGAGTATTACCAAAAGCATGATCAAACTCAAACCCATAGTATCCCAAATTATATTAGAAGCTGAGTTGAAAACGTATGGAGATTTGAAAGGTATTCTCAATTCAATTAAGAAAAACCAAAAAAAAGGATCTATATTTTCTAAAGGAAAGGAAGTAGCGCTAGACACTGTATTAGGATTTATTCCAGGAGCGTCGGCAGCAAAAACGGCGTACGATTTTTTTAAAGCAGCAACTCAAAAACCTGACACTAAAAAAACTGACACTTGGTTAGATAAACTAGATATCGACGATCAAATATCTGCAATCGTAGATGATACGGTTGAAAATGGATTTTTAGAAGATTTAGTTAAGTCAATTGAAAAGGAGTCTGATGATACTGAGTTAGAGGCTAACTTTAATATGAATATAAAACTTCAAGATTACTTAGCTAAAAAATATAAGAATCGTACAGTGTCAATGAAACCGTAAAATCAAAAGAATTACATATTTATATAAAAGAAATTAGAAATGAAACTATCAGAATTTAAGAATATGATTCGTGAGGAGGTAAAAGCTTACCTTCGAGAAAGTGCTCTTCTTACTGAAAAAGATGCAGAAGAGATTGCGGCTGAGAAAGAAGAAATGGATTCTCGAGTTGCAAACACTGACGCACAAATTAAAGCACTTCAGAAAAAATTAGGAATTCTGAAGAAGAAAGCTGCAGAAGTAGCAAAACAAAAACCTGACGAAACCCCATAATAAACAATTTATTTAATCAAGAATAGTTATGCCAACAGTTAACGACAATTATCCTAAAAAGGACAATTTTGAAATGTCGGATGCCGAGTTAAAACAGCTCGCTATCCAAAACATGCAACGTGAGGAAGTTAAGTCTTCCGGATTCCCTACCGAAATTATTAAATTACCTTCAAAAGGATTAGTATATCCAGAAGGTAATCCCTTGCACAGTGGCGAAGTCGAAATGAAATATATGACTGCGCGTGAAGAAGATATTCTTACCTCTCAAAATCTAATTAAGCAAGGAATTGTATTAGATAGATTAATGCAGTCAATGATCGTATCTCCTATTAAATTTGACGATTTAGTTATTGGCGATAAAAATGCAATCATGGTTGCAGCTCGTATCCTAGGATATGGTAAAGATTATGCGGTTGACATTACTTGCCCAAATTGTGGTACAAAAAATCACACGGAAATTGATTTAACAACATTACCTGAATATCATATTCCAGAAAATGCAAATATGGTATCGCCTGGTATATTTGAATATACATTACCGCAATCAAAGCGAACGGTTCATTTCCGATTATTATCAACCGGCGATGAAAAACGTATTTCAAAAGAATTAGAAGCTCAAAAGCGATCTAATAAAGCAACGGGTGGCGTTGATAAAGAATTAACTACAAGACTTAAGAATATTATTGTATCAGTAGACGGAAATGCTGATAAGAGATATGTATCTAATTTCGTAGATAATGAATTATTTGCAATGGATTCTCGATCATTACGTACATATATGAAAGACGTGACTCCAGATACAAAACTTGAAGTTTCATTTTTATGCACTAGCTGCGACCACGACGAGGAGGCGTTGGGATTTGCAATAGATACCAACTTTTTTTGGCCTAAGTCCTAAACATAAACCAGCAATACATACCCAGCTTTTTGATATGGTATATCATGGTCATGGGTTTACGTGGACCGAATTATATAATATGCCAGTATGGCTTCGAAAATTTTATTATAAAAAAATAGAAGAGGCTTTAAAGGAACAAAAAGCAGCTCACGAAAAATCAAAAAAACCTAGTAAACCAAAAATTGCTAGACCAAAAGTAGGGCCTAAAAGATAGGCCCTATTTTCATGATTATACCTAATTGTTTTACAAATTGATATTTATATAAAAGAAATTAATACCCCATGAGATTAGTAGAATTTAAACAATTTCTTCGTGAGCAAGTATTACTTGAACAACATTCACAATTACGTGAAAGTATAACCAGTTCGGTACAAAATTTTAAAAACTTACATTTAGTTCAAGAACATATTCTTTCTGGTATGATTGCACTGTTTTTAGAACCAAAGGTTAGAAAACAGGCAGAAGCACTAAAAAATTCTGCGGAATATAAAGAATTAATGCATCAAATGAAACAATCTACAGATTCATTAAATGCGTTAACGGCAAGACTTAAAAAAGAAGTAGATAAATATAATACTAATTTAAAGTCTATGCAAAAAGCCGGAGTGAAAGTTAAGCCAGGAATGGATATTAAACAAATGGCTAAAGAAGTTGAAAAATGGAGAGCGGACCGTGCAAGAAAATTCAAAGAAGCTCATAAAGAAAAAATGGTAACAATCAATCCAGATTGGGAAAAATACCTTCAATAATTTATTAAATGGCAAAAGACGACACTAAACTAATTGCCGACCAAGCTAAAGAAATTGCTTCTTTAAAAGCTAGACTATCACAAAAAGAAGCAAAGGCATCTAGGGCGATGGCAGAGCAAGTCGACTGGGCTAAAGAATTATTAGCTCAGCAAAATGCATACAATGATGCGTTAGACGAAAGTCGTAAAGCTGCTGAGCGTAAAAAGAAGATTGACGAAGAAATTGCAGAGTATCAACAATTTTTAGTTGATCACGGAAAGGAATATTCTAAAGAACAAAAGAAAATTCTAGGAGCGCGTATTAAAGAGCTTAAAGAAGAGAAAAGTATTGAGAAGTCTTTAATGTCACAGGCTAATACACAAGCTAAAATATCAAAATTACGA